CATGATGTTTCTCCTTTATTTGTGGGTTAATAATACACTCACTCCATAACTGACAGTAAAATTTTAACCACCCTATTTGATAAGGTGTTTTACTTACTGATGGGTCATAGAGTAAGTCCTCTGCACATATAAATGGTAAGCCATTCAATGTACAAAACTGTTGTAATACAAATGAAAGTTTTTGTATTTTATATTCTTCATATGTCATTAGTTATCTCCTTTTTTCATTTGTTTTTAATTATGAACCTAGCATATATCCACATGTTCAGTTCATCTTTACCGATGATTAAACATAATCCATTAATGTAACCAACAGTATAGACAACACTATCCCACTTCTTAGCCTTGTATTCTTTCACTAGGTCTCTATATGATTGAGCAATCATGTTTCTGATAGACTCTACAGTATCTTTATCCATTACCACTCCTTGTTATATAGTTTATGTAACGGTTGTTCGACTAGTAGAAACCTACCAACATTGGTTGGGTGATTTTGTAGAACATCCGTAAACTTGTCCTCTACACTATAACGATTAGTTCCTATAAAAACAGTAGCACAGTAGTCACTAAACCAGTAGTCATCATCTTCATCTCTAGGTAAAACGATTGCCATTGTGTAGTCCTTAAACATATCAAGTTGGATATATTCTCTAGTGTAGCTATCGTTATCGTTATCACAGTCTACATAGACCTCGTTAAAAGTTTCATTTAATAATTCCATTAGTTATCTCCTTTGTTAGTGTTTAGCATAAGCGACATTGTTGATATTAGTATCCCAACAAGCACGACAGTCGCCACATTCATACTTGTCTTTGTAACTAGCACCACACTTTGTACCAACTGCACCTAAACTATCCTCAGATGTAAAGACAGTCGTGGTTAGTGGTGCATTTTCTAGTGGTGGTGTGTCGTTCATTGGTGTTGAAAACCTAAGAGCAACATTACTAGGTAAAGACTTGGATTTTAATATAGTCTTCCAATCTTTGTACTCTTTAGTTGGTATCCAATGTTTACAATGTGGTGTTTTTTCACAGATATCTAGAATATTACTAGCCATATCTAGGTCTTGAATATCACCACTATCAAACCATCTAAAGAACTTTTCTTTCTGTAATAGTTCAACCATTACAGCAATGAACTCTTTAGATTGCATGAACTCTAGTGTCAGTGATTGCTTTGCTTTTACATTAGGCATATGGTAGAAACCTTTTCTAGCATAGCAACCATTACACACACTACCCTTTACTTTGGATAGTTTCTCTCCATTCCTACACAACCAAGCCGATAAAGATATACTCTTACAAGGCATTTTGGAAGTTTTAGATAGTATCTTTTTCTTATTCAACATCGTCATTGTCTCCTTATATTTGTTTAAGTTTAACCATACCTTTATCAAATCGGTCTTTAATTTTCTTGTCTGCTACTTTATTGATGTACTCCCATATTACTTGTCCATCGTTAGTGCTTAAATGTCTAAGCAACTCTTCAAGTGGTTGCTCTAGCATTTTAGTTAATAGTCTTTCTCGTTGTAAATCCATTAGATTTCTCCTTTGTTAAGTTTATATTATCCTAACCACTCAGATCCGTGATCAGGTTCTTCCTTACCTTTAACCCATTTCTCTAAATCATCAGCTAACTTCTTTTTGACAAGTTTAGTTCTAAGGATTTTAATAAGAAACTTTGCTTGATGTCTGTTTATTCTTAATGCATCGTCAATGAATATATCCTCATATGGATGCTTAGGTTTTCCAGACTTTAATATTTTATTGAACTTGTGTTTACGATTAACAATACTGATCGTTTGACCTTTATATTGTTCTCCACCCCAACTTCTCTTAAGACCTATGTTCTTACTAGCTGTTGACTTTATTACAGTTCCCATAATATATCTCCTTGTTAAATGATTGCTAGTATTTGTTGTCTTACAAACTGTCTATCTTTTTTGTTAGAGAGTTTTTGTAAATATCTTCTAGACTTATATTGTTCTTTAGCATCTAGAAAGTCATAACCTAGTCCCCTAGATTGTGTAGTATAAGGCTTTGTCATTATATATCTCCTTTGTTAACACACTATTCTAGGACTGTATTGGGAAGGAAATCTAGATGCCCTAGAATAGTGTATAAGTTATTATAATTAAAAGAAAATACTGTGAAAAATTTCAACAGACTCTCCCATTTTCATTGTCCCACACTTCGAAGTCCATGTCCACAGAAATTTCCCTGGAGTCTAGAACTACGTATGTTATTGAAACTATTGACAAAGTTAACTGACAAAGTCATAGATATTTATAAATATAGGGTGGGTCTCTAGGGTGTATCTCTAGTTTAGAATGGTTCTAAATTAAATTATGCGACTCTTCTGCGTATGATACTATTGAGAACTATTTTATTTAAATTAGTTTATACTAAACAGTTTAATATATGTATATATAATAGGTTCATCAATTGACTGAAACCCTTGCTCACTGGGGCTTTCAGGGATATTGGACTTATATTTTAAAAAATGTTATAATGATATTAAGCCGTTCAATGATGTTCGACTTATAACTAAAGGAAAATACTATGAAACATAAACCATTAAAAACATTCGGTGATATAAATGTCTGGGGTTGTTATGTTAACCCAAACAAAAACGACCCACATAACCCACCTATTAAAGATAAGGATATTTTTTTCGTTAATCTTAAAAACGATGTTGAAAAAATATTTCCTAAGGTTTACAACAGTGCCGACCCTAGATATTCTTTAGGTAAGGTTAACCTTGATAAATGGGTTGCCCCTTTTTGTCCTCCTAAAAATCAGATGCAAGCTATCAGATGGTCTGTTCAATTTGCTTTAGATGGCAATGTTACTTATGACATGATTAAAAAGCCTAGTGACGAGGTTAAAACAAAGCCTCAGACTAATAAGGATATTGATTTAGATAAGTTAATAGAGCAAAAACTTTTAGAGGCCTTAAAGAAAGTGAGCAAATAAATGTCATTATTTAAACAATTAAACGATCCAACACTGCTAGATTTACTAGAAGCACAACGACTAAGAGAATGGAAGAAAACAAAATTTCATGATGTTTATGTTGTTAATGGTCAAACTCTAGGGAAAAACTACGATTAATTTTCCTAGATAAAAAGGAGGAGAACGCCTAGAGAAATAAAAACCTCTAGGCGTTTTTTTTGTACCTCGCTCCTAGGGTCGCTCGGATAATCGGTGGGGCTAAGCGCCCCTCTTATTTTCAGACCCCCTCCAAGAAAAACCCACCGTCGCAACATATATATATATTATATCTACCATAGACAAGATGAGCAGATTTTCAAATATGGCCCCCTTGTTTTAAATCTAGGGTACCCATACTACTTTGTAAAAACTCCGATCATAAACTTCCCTTGCTCTAGGCCGGGTCTAACCATGTAGTGACTACCGTTGGTCTGGCAGTGGAACTCCACGTTTGTGAATCCAGCTTTCTTACCCATAGCCTCAAACTCAACTGGGGTGTAATGCTTATAATGAAACTCATTCACTGGTGGTTGTTGATGGGGACGTACACATTCATTCGGCGATGATGCGATGAATATGTTTGACTTCTCTGCGGCAAGGTCAAATACATCTTGCGCTAGTTCTGGTGGTATGTGTTCTATAAACTCAAACGATACCACAGCATCATAGGCGGGTCTTAACATCTTTGGTTCTAGTTTGGTAATGTCGGTGACAATATAGTTCACCTTACCGACGTCACGACTGAATGCTTCTTCGAATACTTCGTGAGCCTCTATAGATTTATCGATACAATCAATAGATGCGCAAAGTAAGTTATGCATAATCACAGAACCGTAACCGATACCACAACCGACATCTAGAATATTCTCTGGTTTAAGTTCTTTTAGTTTCTTTACGGCAAAGTTATATCTTTCTAAGTGGTCTGCCCTAATATTGGTAGGGTCCATAATTCGTTCAACCATTATTCATCTACTTTCATAATACATCCTTGCTTCCAAGAACGAGCAAGTGGGGTTACTTTTCTATTATATTTCTGACACCATTCGACAAGTGCCTTCCATTCTCCTTGTTCCCAATTAGGATATGGAGATATAGGTGATGGTAGTAGGTCGTCGAACCGTAATAATGTCCCACTAACAATCTGATCATTCAATAATTCTAATACAGTCTGAGTAGATTTATACAAATCACAATCAATATTAATAAACGATAAATGCTTCTTATGATCTTTCTTCCAGATAGGTATCGTATCATCGAACAAACCTTCATGCAGTACAACATTCGGTACAACTTTTGGTAAACCATCTATGGCAAAGTGTCCTTCTTCTACAACTTTATGTCCCATGAACCATTTCTCAGGCAAACCTTTAAAACTATCGAACCCATGAAACGTAACTTTCTTATTAAGGTTCGCTAAATAGTTTATTGACTTACCTTCGTATACTCCAAACTCTGTGTAGTGTCCGTTAGGGTGTTGTATGTTTTGCATGCAGAAGTTATATTCCATCATTCGATGGTCTAAAAGTATCATGGGTTGGTATATAAACTCTTCTGGTCTCATTGTTCTCTAAACTTATTTACAAAATGTTGGGTTACTTTTGAAATCTTATCGTAGTAATCGTTTTGTTCGGCCCATTCAATAAACTTACTGTACTCTTCCTTAGACATTGGTTTGTCTTTATCTATAAAGTTAGAGTTGATATGTTCATTACTAAACCATACGGTTAGTATCTGTGGTTTATTCATTTAAAATCTCCTAATTAAATAAAACTTGATAATAAACAAATACTTGCATCCTGTCAATTACTTGTTTATATTGATTATACCAGCAGATCCACCTAGAAACGTCCTAGTATTCTAGGTTTAAAGCTACATTTGTCTCCTACAGCTTTGGAATCCTGGTATTTGAAGAGAAGGGAGAGATGGTTGTGGGTTATTGTCCTCCCTTCAAAGCTTTAGAACTATGACAAAGAAAAAAGTACACATACTTTACGGAAACATGACGGAAGAAGAGCTGATTAACTTGCATAAAGTTAAGAAAGAGGCGAGAATATATGGAGGCGGTACAGAATTAAAAGAAATACAAGCCGAATTAGAAAGACGTAGACTAAGAAGACTAGAAAAAAAGAACCCAGAGGAGTATAAAAAGAGAATGTTAGAAAAACCAGAAGACAATAACGTAAAAGTTCCTACATTTCGTGGACTCACAGCTATGCAAGAGAAATTCTGCATGGAATTTGCAGGCCACGGCGATGAAGTTAAGGCATATTTAGCAGCAGGCTACCAACCAGACAAGAACGATGCACGAACTAGGGCCAAAGCTAGAGTAATTATGAAGAATGACAAGGTTATGGAGCGAATCAAAGAATATCAAGACGAAGCCGTAACTAAAATTACATGGACAAAAGAAAAAGTTCTAGAAAGACTAGCTAAAGTTTACAGTGAAGCCATGCAAGACAGTGATTTTACAAATGCGAACAAGTCAATGGAACATATTGCCAAACATCTCGGTATGTTTGTAGACAAAGTAGAACAGACTGTAAAAACAACTGGCTTTGAAAGTGGTAATAAGAAGAAAGACGTAGAAAGACTTGTAAAGATTGCAGGTCTAAAAGTCGTATCGTCAAACGATGAACCTAAAAAGTAATGAATCTATAAGCGACGAGGATATTGCCAAGCTTAGACACCTTGCATTTCAAAATGTTCGTGATAATTTCTCTGGTTTCATAGAAGCCTTTGCACCTAAACTTGTAGCTGACTTTAAAATGGGTAGACACATAGATGTTATTAGTAAAAAGCTACAACAAGTCGAAGAAGGTTCTATTAAAAGATTAATGGTATTCTTACCACCTCGTAGTTCTAAATCCCTTATCTGTTCTAAACTATTTCCTGCGTGGTATCTTGGTCGCCACCCTAATCATGAGATACTATCGGTATCACACAGTGACCAACTCGCATCTGACTTTGGTAGAAGTGTTAGAGATGTGGTTAACGATCAAGATTATCAATCAATCTTTGAAGATGTAAAACTTAGATCCGATGTTAGGGCTGCGGGTAAGTGGCAAACAAATAAGAACGGTGTATATGTAGCAGCTGGTGTACGAACACAGATAGCTGGTCGTGGTGCGCATGTAGCTTTACTTGATGATGTAATGTCAGAGGAAGATGCCTTCAGTGAAGCAGGTAGAAGATATATTAAAGAATGGTATCCAGCAGGTTTACGGACAAGACTTATGCCGAATGGTTCTATAGTTATTATTAACACTCGATACCATGAAGATGATATCTGTGGATGGTTATTATCAAATCAAAGTGACGATGATAATAAATCTTTAAACTGGGAAGTTATTCGTATACCCGCATGGGTTGACGACAACAGTAGTAAAATATTAAATCTACCAGTTGGTGAATCATATTTTCCAGAATGGAAACCAAGAGAGATATTAGAAAACGATGAGGCAGAAATTCGCAGACACAACGGTTCACGATATTGGGAATCGTTATATATGCAGAATCCTGTACCAGCCGAAGGCGGTATACTTAAAAAATCGTGGTTTCAAATATGGGAAGACAAAGATCCACCTCAATGTGACTTTGTAATACAAACAATGGATACAGCATTCTCTACACGAACAACTGCCGATTATAGTGTTATGCAGACATGGGGTATATTTGTTACTGTAGAGAAAGATAGCGAAGGTGTTGAGCATGATGTCGGTAATTTAATATTACTTGGAAGTGTTCGAGGTCGTTTTGAATATCCAGAGTTAAGAAGTAATGCACAAGATGCATTTGATGAACACAAGCCAGACATTATAATAATAGAAAAGAAAGCCAGTGGGCAATCGCTAATACAAGATTTACGGAGAGCAGGTTTACCAATACTTGAATATACTCCAGATCGTGATAAAGTAGCAAGAGCCTATGCCGCATCACCTTTGATTGAATCGGGTCGTGTTTGGTTACCGAATAAATTGTGGGCGCAAGTATTATTTGACGAAGCAATTAGTTTTCCAAATGCAGCGCATGACGACCAAGTAGATGCAATGGTTATGGCGATACATTATATGAAAGATTCTTGGCACTTGCAACATCCCCATGATCCGTATTATAGTGATAATGACAATACTTATAAAAAAAATAAGGCAACCTATTGGAAGGTCTAATTAATTATGGCAATAGAAAAAAACCCAGACGATATATCAACCCCTATAGAAGTAGCAAAAGAAAAGATTCAAAACCAATCTCAAGCTTTAGGTATAGATGTAAATATAAAAGAAGAACAGGAAGAAGACCTCGCCGTCAATGTAGATCCTAATACTGGTGAGGTAGAAATAGATTTAAACGAAGACAGTGGTAAGGTACTAGCTTCAATCAGTGAAGACTTCTATACGAATCTAGCTGACTTAATGGAAGAAGAAGATTTAGAAGACATAGCTCAAACAGTTATGGATAACTTCACATCTGATAAAGATTCACGAGAAGAATGGGAGCAGACATTTGAAAGAGGATTTGATTTACTTGGTTTAAAATTAGAAGAAACTACAGAACCATTTGATGGTGCATGTACAGCAACTCATCCATTAATTATAGAGAATGCCGTCAAGTTTCAATCCAAAGCATCACAAGAATTATTTCCAAGTAAAGGTCCAATTAAAACTCAAATGGTTGGATCACCAACACCAGAGAAAGAGAAACAAGCACAGCGTGTAAAAGATTTCATGAACTATCAAATTACCGAGGAGATGCCAGAGTATTTTGATGAGTTTGAAAAAATGTTATTTCACCTACCATTAATTGGTACAGCAGTTAAAAAAGTTTATTACGATGAAACATTAGGACGACCTATATCAGAGTTCATACCTATTGATCAGTTTCACGTATCTAATTTAGTATCCGATCTTCGTCGTGCCGATCGTTATTCACATATTATCTATCGTTCTGAAAATGATTTGAGAAAAGATATGGATGCAGGTATGTATAGTGAAATAGACTTAGGAGATCCAGAGCAAACTGATAGAGGTAACATTACATCTAAAGCAGAGCAGATTATGGGACTATCGGCATATGATGAAAATCCGTATGACCCAAGCTATGTATTAATTGAACAACATTTATATTTAGATTTACCAGAACCATTCAACAGTCCAACTGGTGTAGCTTATCCATATATCGTTACAATAGATAAAAGTTCTAAGAAGGTTCTTAGTATTCGTCGTAACTGGAATGACGGTGATCCACGATTTGTAAAGAGAGAACACTTTGTTAGTTACAAGTTTGTACCAGGTTTTGGATTCTACGGACTAGGTTTAATTCATTTCCTTGGTAATTTAACAATGTCAGCTACAGCCGCAATGAGAGCATTGATTGATGCAGGTCAATTCTCTAATTTACCAGGTGGTTTCAAAGCCAGAGGTGTTAGAGTTGTTGGAGATAATTCTCCGATAATGCCGGGGGAGTTTCGTGATGTTGAGTCAACGGGTTTAGATTTGGGCAAATCCATTGTTCCTCTTCCCTATAAAGAACCGTCTCAGACTCTTTATCAAATGCTAGGCTTTGTAGCCACTGCTGGTCAGAAATTTGCTGACACGACAGATCAAGTAGTGTCTGATGCAACGAACTACGGTCCTGTTGGCACGACATTAGCATTATTAGAAGCATCAGGTAAGTTCTTTTCAGCAATTCACAAACGACTCCACAGGTCTCAAAGAGACGAGTTTAAAATATTAGCTAGAATAAACAATGAGTTTTTACCGACTGCTTATCCTTATGATATTATAGGACAGTCTGCCGAAGTATTCAAGCAAGATTTTGATGGCCGTATCGATGTACTTCCTATTAGTGATCCGAATATCCCATCGAACTCACATAGATTAGCGCAAGCTCAACTGATGTTACAGTTGGCTTCACAGTCACCTCCAGGAACTTTCAATATGCCAGAGGTAAACAAAGCGGTTCTTGCCGCAGCTAACGTCGATAGTCCAGAGCGATTTATGAATGCGCCTCAACAGGCAGTCCAGCAGGATCCTCTCGCTGATATCATGTCGGCTACACGTGGACAGCCAATCAAAGCATTTCCAGGACAAGACCACAATGCTCACATCGCCGTGAAGACCTCTTACTTACAAGACCCGCTAAATGGTGCCAACCCTATTATGAAACAAGTAGAACCAATTCTAATGGCTAATGTCAGAGAACATATGGTTCTAAGATTCCAAGAACAGATGGGTGGACTAATGAAAGCGCAAGAGGGTCAAGTAGACCAAGGCGCTAGTCTAACTATGATTATGGCAGAGTCAGCCAAACAGATTCTAACAGCAAACCAGTTAGCAGCGCAAGGTGGATTAGATAGCATAGAGCAACAGAACTTAGACATTCAAAAACAATCTATGATAAATAGACAAGAACGTGAAAATAAAGAACTTGCTCTTGAAGAAAAGAAGATTAATATAGATGCTATGGTTGAAGCAGCTAAGATAGAAGAAGGTAAAAAACAAAAAGACGATAATCTTACAGCAAAGGTAGTCATGGATCTTTTAAAAATAGTTGACAAACAAAAACTTCAAGAGGGGGGAGTCGTCGTACAACAACCAGGTGCAGCCGAGTCTTTTAAACAAGCCGCCGATTTAGCAGTGAAAGAACCAATATCTCAACCACAGAACTTTTTAGAACAGGCTTTCGAAGCTCAAGGTATAGATCCTCAACGAGCTTATAAAGAGCAGATGGCTCAAGAGCAAATGACTCAAGAAGTTATAACACCACCGAGTGAAGAGACTGTATCTTTACAGAACATTCAAGGAGACTTACAACAAACAGAAGAACCATTAAAGGAGTTAGACATTATGAAACAAATGAGAGAACTTGGTCAGTTAACATACAATCAAGAGATTGGGCCAAACAGTACCAAACCACATCATCCTACACCTACAAGTGGAGTAACGATTGGTTTAGGATACGATATGAAAGAAAAGACACCTCAACAGATTATGAATGATTTAATGGATGTCGGAGTAGAAGAAGATAAAGCTCAAACACTATCTGAAGCTGCGGGACTATCTGGTAAAGAAGCAACGGCATTTACTAAAAAAAATAAAAGCCTAGCTATAACAGATGAGCAACAAAATAAACTATTCACTAAAATATTTGCGCAGTCTATAAAACAAACTGAAAATGATTTAAGAGATATGGACTATGATCCAAGTACATTAACAGAAGAAGAAATAGCCTTATTAGCAGACTATACATACAATGTCGGAACAATAAAAGAGTTTCCAAACTTTACAAGAGCGATAATAAATAAAGACTATGAAAAAGCTAGGAAAGAATACGAGAGAGAATCTGGTGGTAAGAAATTAACACGTAGAAACAAAGCAACTCTATCGTACATTAATGATCTAGAGAAAAGTAAAATTGCATAACATATCTCATCACGGTGTGGTCATTCCAGATCCCACCGTTTGTTTTGGCGACATTGAATACGAACCAAACACTCACGAATATCCCATCGTCTATGATAAACTTAGAAAAGGTTTAGAGAATAATAATATTGAAACATTTATCGATGGAGTTGGTCAACTACATAAAGAAATAAAATCAGACGAACAAGTACAAAAACAACTTACATCAGCAATAAACGGTTTTACACTTAAAGATAAATCTAAGAATATAAAATATAATGGTCCTAAAACATTTGATGACTTAGGATATTATGCAACTACGATAGATACGGATTCCCTTGTTAAATGTTTAGAAAAAGATATTGATGATTTAAAGAAAAGAAAACCAGTACGAGATACACGAATACAAGACAGAATAACAAGCCTACCACCTCAACATGAGATACATGAGAAACTAAATACGATATATTCTAAACTTAATCTTATTAAAAAACCGTATGAAATTACAGATATTAACTTACACATCAGTGATTCTAACGATACATTCAATGAATACTTTCAAAGAGACCAACGTAATAAACCAAAGAATAAACTGTACACATTACACATAGATCCCAAGTATAGTTATATAAAAACTATTATATATTTAAATGAAGTTAAAAGTAACAACGGACCTTTTGCTTATGTTCCAGAAAGTCATAGATGGTATTTCGATGAAGTTGAAATGTTATTCTGTAAAAGTAATCAGTTAGTAAATACACTATCAAACTCAAGTCAACGAAAGTCTAATGCCACACTACCAGTATGGGCACGTAAAAATTCATATTTTTCTAGACAGTTACTAGATGGTGAATATATAAGTGAAACTATATATTCTAAATTAAAACACTTTACAACTGACGAAACTAACTTTATATTATTTGAACCGAACCATGGTTGGCATAGAGGAACTCATGTTGACGATGGAGAACGTATAGCACTACAAGTGATTATGAAACCAAATGAACTTAACTGATAAACTTTCTGACGAAGTGTTACAACGAAGAGTGTTCAATCCATACTATTATGATTTACATACTAAAGAATTTTTAATAGGTAAAACCAAAGACTACATTCCTAAAAATAGTTATGTATTAGATATTGGTGCGGGTGTTGGACAATATACACGATGGTTTGCTAAACATGCCGATATTGTATTTGCATTTGAAGCCGTACCTCCAGTCTACAATCAACTAAAAAAGATAGAAGATGAGTACGATAATGTTACAACACACAATGTGGCTATGAGTAATATGGAAGGTAACCAAAAGTTTTATGTGGATGACAAAAGATTATCAAACTCGTCATTTCAAAATCTTGTCAGTGGTATACCTATAACTGTAGAAACAAGAACCATTGATTCAATGTATGCAAAGACTCTTATACATGGTTACAAGTGTGGGTTTATAAAAATAGATACAGAAGGAACAGAACTTGATGTATTAGAAGGTGGAGAGAAAGTTATAGAAAGAGATAAACCAAACTTAATGATTGAGGTTTATGATAAGTTTAACAAGTATCCAGTAGAAACAACCTTTGAATTTTGTTTTAAACATGGATATGAATGTTTTTATAATCATAGGGGTAAAGGACTTCAACCAGTGAAAGATACTGAACACGGTGTCAAAGTAGCTATAACAATGCCAGACATAACGGATGGCGACTTTTTATTTATACATGGCAGTAGAACTTAAAAATAGTGTATTCATACACGTACCGAAGACTGGTGGACGTTGGATCAAACAAATGTTATTTAGTTATGTAGAGGGCGCTAAAGCTATCGGTGATGCGATATATGACTCACATAATACACCATTCACCCATAAACAACCTTTTGCTTTCCTACGACATCCTATGACGTTTGTACATAGTTTGTTTCATCATAGAGCCAGAAAAAAAGCAAACAAATACGGTGACAAGTGGAATTGGCAAGAAGATATAAGACTTGAACGAAAATGCCAAGCCGAAGACTATGAAACATTCCTGACTAAAATAGTAGAGAATAAGAATGTGGTAAAAGATTATTATGACCACTATACTTTAAATCATTATCCCCATATTCAGTTTGGGTATATGGAAAGATTATGTGATGATCTGATCATGATTATGGATGGTATTGAAGAAAAGTTTGATGAGCCGTCAATACGTACACATAGTAAACTTATTATAGGTGGAAGAGATCCATCTAAGTCTATAACAGTTCAAGAGGCTATGATAAAAGAAGAATATTTAAAAGCTATGTATAAGTCAGAAAAAGAATTATTTGAAAGGCATGAAGTATGGATGCCGTAGCTGACTATCTTAGAGAGAAATTGACGACAACTAAAAATAATTTAAGTGAAACAATAGCAACAGGTTCATCTGAAAATTATGCAGACTATAAGTATCAAGTTGGTATAATAGAAGGCTTGACTATTGCTATCGAAGAACTTAAATTAGCAGAAAAAAACTTATACGAAAAAGGAGAAGAAGACTAGTATGAAGGCAGCAGGAGTAGCAACAGCCATATCTGGCAACGACGAATGGATTACTAATAAAGAATCACCCGATCCAGAGGTGTTACCTAATCTTCCTGGTTATCATGTATTGATTAGACCAGTGTCTATTAGAGAAAAAACTAAAGGAGGTATATTACTTCCAGATAAATTTAAAGATGATGCTCGATACTTAACAACTATTGGTCGTGTTTTAAAAGTAGGCGAACTTGCCTATGCTGACCGTGATAAGTTTAAAGGAAGAGCATGGTGTAAACCCGGCGACTATGTTGTGTATGGTAAGTATCAAGGTGATAAATTCTCTTACAAAGGTATTAGAATGATTCTATTGTTTGATGACCAAGTATTAATGGTTGTACCAGACCCAAAAGACCTTGACCCTAACTATTTGGATATCAGTAAGTAATATTATATAATGAGCTTGTTGACGTAAACGTAACTCGTAACTACGGAGAAAAAATGAACGAAGAAAACAAAACACAAGATGACGGCTACGAAGAAGTAGACGTTACTAAATCCCAAAAAGAAGAACCAGATAAAAACTACGAAGTCGAAGAGACTGTCGAAGATAATACGGTTGAAGCCAAGAAAGAAGAAAGAGAAGAATCAAAAGATTCTGAACCTCAAGAACTTGATGGTATCAATACGGCTGGTGCTGAAAAAAGAATAAGACAACTAATTAAACAACGTAAAGAGAGAGAAGAACAACTTGAAGCTCAAGAGCAAAAGATAGCTGATTTACAATCACAACTTCAAAACTCAACACAAAAGGTTCAAGAAACTGAGAAGGCTAGTTTAGTTAGTTATGAGAATCAACTTAAAGATAAGCTTAAACTTGCAGAAGAAGGATATAAGAATGCTTATGACTCAGGTGATAAGGATAAACTTCTTGATGCACAAAAAGCTATTGCAGATGCAACAACTGAACTTAGAATGGTCGATGCTAAAAGATTCTATATGGATGATCAAGCAAAGAAAACTGAAACAGTTGAGCCTAAGAAAGAAGAAGCTAAACCAACTCAAGAAGCTAAGCAACCAACAAAGCTACACAAGTTAGCTAGGGAGTGGATATCTGATAATAGTGAGTGGTATAATAAAGATAGAATTACTACACAAGCCGCAGATATTATAAATGAAGATTTATTACAAGAGGGCTTTGATCCAGAGAGTGAAGAGTTCTATACTGAGATAAGTAAAAGGCTAAAAAAAGAAATGCCTCACAAGTTTGGTCAGCAGGAAGAACCAACAAACAAACCTGCTCAAGTGGTTGCTGGAAAGTCACGTACTTCGGCATCATCCAAAGGTAAGATAAGACTATCTCAAGAAGATGTCCGTCTTGCTAAAAAGATGGGAGTACCACTTGATGTGTATGCTAAAGAAAAAGCGAAGGTTGAGAAAGCCGGGAATGACTACACTACAGTAAATATATAACGTGGATAATGAAAGGTAATAATTGATATGACTACACCAAAAACAAATGACGTAAAAGTAGCGACTCGTTCAGCGCAAAGTACAGCTCGAAAACAAAGAGGTGTATATCAAAAGAAGAATTGGTTAAAGGTTCCTGAAGAGGTAACTAATAGATTCAAAGAAAAAGGACTTATCCTTAGATGGATCAGAGTTTCTCTGAAGGGTCAGTATGATGATCAGAATGTACAGGAAAAACAATTTGAAGGGTGGGACTTTGTTCGACCTGAAGATGTTCCTGAACTCAGCGCTGGTTTCCAAAACCAAGCTGTAGGTAGTCTCGGTAAACTTGTTATCCGTGGTGATGTAGCTTTAGCAACAAACACTATAGAAAATCAAGAGGGATATAAACAACATGTAGATGAGTTTACACAATCCCAAACTGATGCAATCAACAGACAGCTTATGAGTAAGAATGATCCTCGTATGCCAATCTCTAACAACAGTCGATCAAAAGTTACCACAGGTAGACCAACACACTTTGATAAATAAAGGGTGTCGGTTAAAATTTAACTTAAACACTTACTTTTGAAGGAGGAAGAGATGGCAACATCGAAAAACTTTAGAGGACTCCAACCTTCTAGAATGCGTGGCGGTGCTTATAATACCAGTGGTATGAATGAGTACGGAGTAAAAGCAGCTCATGCGACTGCAATTTTCCAAGGTGACTTGGTAAAGATTGTTAGTGGCAAGGTGCATAAGGTCTCAGCCGCAACGGATATAGTTGCAGGAGTTTTTATGGGTGCTAATTGGACTGATCCAAATACAAAGCAACCAACCTTTAATAACTACTTTCCAGCAGG